TCCTCGGGGTGGGACTGCTCGCTCTTGCTACGGACTTCGTTCACTCGACTCAGGGGCCGTCGATCCTGAGCAGGTATTGGGGGGGGCCGTGGGCGCCGCTGGGGGCCGAAACCGACAGATAAGTGCTGGGGGCTACCTGGGGTACCACCGACCCGAAAAGGGCTCTTGGAGCCCAGCAAATACGGGGGGCGTAGAGGGCTTAGCGTTAGACGCCGCAGTCGCCTAGTAGCTGGATTGGCTGACGCCGAGGGACTGTGCGTCAGCGCCGCCGGAAGTGGCCTTGAACAGCCCCTTCTCCTCGCCGTAAAGCGTCTGACGCTGTTGGTTGGCGGCTGCGTCGTTCAGCAGCAGGCTGTCTTCCTCTTGCTTCTGGTCGAACGTCGTCCCGAAGCGGGCGGCTATCGCCTGATCGGTAGGTGCGCCCGAGGCGATCTGGGCGTAGGCCGCGCGAGCACCGGCGATAGTGACGCCGGCCTGCTGGAACTGCTGGGCACGGGGTTGGGTGACGCCGTAGCCTTGCGCGGCGCCCTCGCCGCCGATGCCCACCTGATTGCCCCGGTCCAAGATGACCTGAGTGGCAACAGTGGGGTCGAGGATGCCGGCGATGGCATCGCCCTTCCCGCCGTAATACTGCGACCACAGCGCCTTCGTGGCGGCCGGTGCATTCTCGTACTGGTCGTGTGCCACCTTCGCCCTGGCGTCCAGTTCGGCGGGCGAGATGTCGGCACCGATGAACTTCGCGAAATCGGCGGGCTTGTCGTAGAAGCCTTTCGGCAGGCCGTAGGATTGCAGGACGTTGTGGTACTGCTCCTCGGCGGCAAGGTATTCGGCGGGGTTCAGCTCGCGGAGACCGTTCGCCGCCCGGACGGCGTTGCCGGCGAAGCGCGTCTTGTAGGCGGCGGTCTGGGAGAGTGCGAGACCCAGCGTGTCGCTGTTCGTGTCGCCGCGAACGATGAAGCCTTTCAGGTCGGCGAGCAGGGTGCTCAGGCCCCAGGACTTCAACGTCGCCGTCATCAGGGCGAATGCGTCGGTCTGCGTCGGGGTGAGGGTCATGCGGCAAAGCCCATGTCAGCGCCGACGTGGACGAGCGCGGAAGATATGGCGTCTTTCGCGTTCTGGGTTTGTGCCCAGCGTGGATCGGCACGTAGCGTCTGCTCAAACTGCCACAGCGGCGTAGCGGTTGCGGTCGACTTGCCATTGGCGGTCACCATCGAACCTTGCAGCGCCTTCTTGATGAGCGGGTCGGTGACACCGATTGCATTCGGGTCCAGCTCCAGCAGGCTGCCCATCTGCTGCTTGTACGGGTCGGCGATGTCCCTCACCGTCAGGCCCGAGTCGATCTGCCCGGAGAGGCCGGGGTACATGGACTTGGCCGAGGCGATGGCGTTCTGCTTGTAGGTGTCGAGCGTCTGGCTGCCGGAGAGCATCTGCTGGATGCGAAACTCCAGGGTGCGCTGACTGAGCGGCACGCCGTAGTCGGCGTAAGTCTGTTTGAGCTGCTGTGCGTCGGTGGCGGCCTGGCCGGTGGGCGCGTGGTAGGGGTCGTAAAAGCCCGCCACTTCGTGCTGGAGGCCCGCCTGGTCCCAGCCCTGCATGATGAACTGGCCGGCAAGACCTGCAAGTTGTGCAGCGTTGAGCCTGACGCCCAGTTGGCTTGCCAGGTTCGATACGTTGCCGGCGCTCTTGGCGAGGCGGTTCTTGTATTCGGCGGGATCGGAATAACTGAGCGCGATAAGCTCGCGAGTGGCGACATTGTGCTGGCGGTACCAGGGTGTCGCCTCGACGGCCTGCTGGAACTTGCTGGTCGCCCAGCCACCGGCAACCGCCTCGGCGAGTATCGCTTTCAGCGCGGGTATGCCGGTCAATAGACCGGCGAGCGGCCCGAGCGCATCCTTGTAGTCGGCAGAACTCAGAATCGGCCCCCCGGCGCCGGAACCACTGGCACCACCGCCGCTTCCGCCGCTCGTCACGGTCGCTCCCGTCTGTCCCGCAAAGCTCTTGTAGGCGCCACTGTTGTATGTCGACCAATCGCCGAAATGCGTTCCGCCGCCCGACATCTTGAAGGCGACTTTCAGGTTGGTAAGTGGGTCAAACAGTTGGTCATTCGATGTCAGCCCATACTCGGCAAGGCGAGCCGGACCCATTGACCCGAGCATGTTAATTTGGGCGAGGCCGTAGGAGTTGTCGCCGGTCGCCGTGTTGGTGTTGTGCGCCGTCGCACTACCGCCCGATTCGGCCATCACGATGCCGTACATCGTCGCGGCGCCCGCGCCGGTGAAACCGGCTTGGCGTATCAGGTCCGCAAGGCTGCCGGTGGCCGGGGCTGCGGCGTGGTTCGGCGCGGGGGCGCTGTTGGTAGTGCCGGGGACGACGCCTCCCTTGAGCGTGCCGTCCGGGTTTAGCTGGCCCCCGTAGGAGTTTGGGACCGGCGCGCTACCACCGCCGCTGTAGTTGGTGGACATCAGTAAGAGACCGCAGTCGGGTCGATGTTGACGTTAGGCGCAGCTGAGGCGCTGGGCAGGAACATGTTCAAGAAGCTGTCGGTGTAACCCTGCGCCTGGTGCTGGCCGAACTCCTGTTTGTTGTTGCCAGTGACAAACTGGATGGCCTGCGCCCGTGGATCGTTGGCGTCAACGGTGGTGCCCTGCCCGTGCAGGGAGTCGGTGTAGGAGGTCATCTGTTCCTGGTGGAACTGGCCGACGAACTTGTTCAGTTCGTCGGGACTCAGGTTGTGACCGAGCGCGGCCTGGGCGGCCTTCTGCACCGTGAGTTCCAGCTTGGCCGGATCGGCGAGTTGTGGCGTGCTGGGCAGGCTGCCACCGCCGCCACCGCCCGACGAGCTGCCGGCCACGCCGGCCTGCTGGTTTGCGTACTGCTGCTTGGCGTGGTTGTCTAGCCATTCGGCGAAGGTCACCGGCATGCCGGCGCCTTCCTTCCCGGCCGCCATGCGGTAGCCGATCAGCGCCTTCAACAGCGCTGCCGAATCGGCCTGGCCGGTCCACTGCCCGAGGTTCACGGTCTGATCTGTCGCACCATTGCCATAGGCGTTTATGGCGATCAGCTCTCGCTGTGTGTTGGCCCATTCCTGCCGGTCCGCCAACTTTGGGCTATTGCCGAGCGCGGTGAACTTCTGCATCAGTTGCAGCGCAGTCTCCCCTTCGAGCTTAGTTTGCGCAGGAGTAGGGGCTCCGTCTTGGGTATATTCACGGTGACCCATCGAGGGCGGAACTCGCCCCGATGCCGTCGTGCTGACGGTGCCGCTGAAAGTCGACCACGCCTCCTGTTCGGGACTGAGGCCGTAGATGTCCGTCCCGGTTGCGCCGGGGTCAGTGGGCGTGGCCGCCGTGGTCGGCAGCGTCCATGGCGCCGTGGTGGCCGGGGTGTAACCAGCCGGCACGTTGCCGAGGGCGATCCGAGGATTGACGGGAGACGGCGTCGGGTTGTCGTACAAACCCATCAGGCAACCCCCGTCGCATTCGCTGAAAGATCAAGCAGTTCGGGACTGAGCGTGCGGAACACGTTCGTGTAGACCTTCATCAACGCCGGATCACCGGCGGCGTAGTTCTCCATGTACGCCTGGTACGAGGTGGTAACTGCATCCCGCTGCACCTTCGTCGACTTGCCGCTGGACGGGTGCTCGGTGCGCCACTGCTCGTAGGAGTGGTAAGCGTTGATCATGTTGGCGAGTCCGCCGGAATCAACCGATGACGGTGCGTGCGGGTCGGCGGCGATGGCCGTCAATTCGGCCAGCGTGCCGCGGGCGTCAGCGTGCCGCGTGCCGTAGCCGGCATCCAGGTTGTCGGCAAAGGCCGGGTAGGCCGTCTTGATCTTGTTGGATTCTGCCGACCAGGATGTCTGGATCGCATTCTCCAGTGCGGTGTTGCCTTTCGCGTTCTTGCGCGCGAGCTGGTAGGCGTCATACTCAGGCCAGTAAATCTGGCCCGCCTGGTTGATGCGTACCTGATCGTAGAATTCGCCGGGTGTGTCCTTCTGGCGCAGATGCAGCGCCAGCTCCTCCTGGTAGGCCCGGTCATTGAACGAGCCCTTCGACTCGGGCACGAAGTAGGCGGACACTGCCTTGTACTTCTCCATGAATGGGCGGTTGTTGTAAATCCAGGTCAAGGTGGCCGCCGTGGCGGGCAAGGTCGCGCCTTTCGCCAGCGACTTCGACTGTGGCGTCGTGTACCAGACTGCCTTTTCCGGGTGCATCGCCGTGAACAACTGGGCAGCCTGGGCGTAGTCGCCGCCCATGTCGGCGACCATCACCTTGAACTCGTCGGCAAGGCCGTGTATCCCGCGTGCATCAAAGATCGGGTCGGCCCGCGAGGCCGGTGTGCTCATGGTCGGCTGCGACGCTGGCGCCGGTGTGAACAGCCCGAGCGCCCAGCGCATCATCAGGATGTTGAACGTCCCGGTCGAGACGCGGTCCAAGAAGCGCTGCTTCTCCGAGCCTGTTGCACTGGCGAGCGGCAGGTAGCGACCGGAACCGTTGTCGGCCGCGCCCAGATTGGCGATGGAACCGATGCCGGCGGACGTGAGCTGCGAGTTGCGCTCGTCCGGGGTCATCGCTTTCCATAGATTTCGGAAAGCGCTGGGCATGAAGTTTTCGCCGATCTGACCAGCCCCAACCGGCCCGTTCCACGAACGGTCCAGGCTGTCCAGCACTTGCCGAGTGCCGGGAAACCACTGCTCGGCGATGCGGACCGGCAGGTTAATGATGGGCGAGGCGGGCATCTTGGCCGGATTCTCCAGGCCGGGAGCGGCAAACAGCACCTTGCCCGTCAGGTCCGGCGTGACCGGCAACTGCCCGAAATCCCCGAAGCCGGGGAGCACTTGCGCAATCTTCTCGATGGTGTGAATCAACGGGCCGGTGCCGGGGTAGATGAAGTTGAGCTGGCCGTACTTGTCGTGGTAGATCATCCCCGAATGCTCGGCGGCGTTCAGGGCGAGCGCGGCCTTCTCCAGCCGTGTCGGGTCTTGGATGATGAGCTGGCCCCAGCGCCGGATCATCGCCTGTACCGCTCTGGAGTACATGAAGAAGTTGCGGCCTACGATGTCGAACTGAGTCTTGAGGCCGGGGTCGTCGATGATCTGCTCAGTGCGAACCCAGGCCATCTTGACGGCACGTTCCTCCATCAAGAAATCGGCGGCAGTCGCAGCCTTCTCGTTGATGGCGTCACGTTCGGCAGCATGGGCTTCGGCGTTTTTCTCCACCGTCGCCGGCTGCATCTTGGCGATCTTGGCGTCCAGCGCGTCGTGCAGTGGCGAGGCGATGGCGTCGGCGGTCAGCTTCTCCTCGTTCGCCAGGAAGTACCGGGCCTTGCCGTAGTTCGCCAGGAACACCGGCAGGGAAGTCGTGTGCTGGATCGGGTCTTCCACGATGCGCTTATAGGCTCTGTCCGAGGCGGAGGCGATGGCGCGAGCCAGCCCGTCCGCGTTTTTCTCTGCCTTCGGGGTGGCAACCCACTTGGGTGCCAGCACCTCATACGGGCGGCTGTCGTCCTTGACGTTGTCCATCAGCCAGGACGAGGACGGCGCCCTGTCGTACTTGCGAAGGTAGGCATCAACGGTGTCGATGTAGCCGCCCTGCCGGGACACCAGTAGCTCTTTCGCTGTCGCCACCTGGCGACGGGCCAACTGCTCGCGCGCCACCTCGCGGTCGGCCGGTGTCACCACTTCCCGTGTAGTGCCCAGCCGGTCGTCCTGCATGAGCGACGACCCGCGGAGTGCCGAAACCTTCGCCGCAACCTGCGGGTCTTCCTTCATTGCGGCGACGATCTTCGATACGTCGCCGTCGTCCGCCTTCACCGCGTCCATCAGCAGGTGCGCGTAGGCGGGGTGCTCGTTGGCAAGGTGGGCGAGGCGGGCGGCATATATCTGCGCACCGCGTATCGAGTTGGCCGACTCGGGTGCGAAGCCTTTCAGCTCCACGTCCGGGCGACCCTTCGTGAATGGCGACAGGTCGTGCTGGTAGTCGAACGTTAGCTCGGCAGGGGCAAAGCCGTCTTTCAGAATGCGTTTACGTTCCAGTGCTCCGGACGGGTCCAGATCGGCGCGGAGATGCTGCTCCGAATAGTCCCGCATGTAGCCCGTCAGCTTGTCTGCCGACAGCTTTGGGATGTAGTCGATACCGTCTTCCGGTTTGGCGAAGCGCAAAGCAGCGTGGCGGTATGCCTGTCCGACCAGATGCAGCGGCGCCTGAATGATCTTCGCCTTTGCGACGACGGGCGACAGGTTGGGGAATTTGGCGCTGGCGTGCTCGTCGATCCAGTGCATCGCCTGCGTGGTGCCACGCTCGGGGAAGATGCCCGCCTCGACGGCGGCGGCTTTCGCCCTCAGTGCCGGCCCAAGCATTCCGCGCAGGGCGGCATTGCCCAGCCCTTCCGTCTCGTTGCGCGTCCAGGTGGAAGGCTTCATCAGTTGGATGGTCTTGAAAAAGTGGGTCAAATGGTCGGCGAGCTGCGACGTGAAACTGCGTCCCCAGATGCGCGACAGCAGGCTGTAATTAGCACCGTCGCGGGCCATCCGGGCGAACGACTGAAGCGTCCAGTTGTCTCGCACGTCAGACAGATTGACGCCGTGATGTACCGGGGCACCACCGAGCGCCGGGTCGTTCCAGACGTCCTGCCCGTTGACCGCATACATCTGAGTGGCTTCGGTGTTGGCTACCTCAGAGGCCGAGCGATCGGCCAGATTGGAAACCTCGGCCAGTGCTTTCCGGCCGGGCTCAGAAGCGCCGTAACCGGCGGCATGCATCACTTGCTGCTGGATGCCTACGATCATGGTGCGGCGCTGGCCCTCGTCGGCCGCATGCCACATCGCCGTCCCCAGGGCGGCGTCGCCACGGTTGGCGAAAAACTGATAGAACTTGTAAATCTTGTCCGCAGACGAGGCGTCGTGCAGGGCGATGTTCATGTTGCGCGGCAGGAAGGTGGACAGTCGGCGGGACAGTGACTCAGCACGGGCGGCGCGCATGCCGGCCAAGTTGAAACCTTCGCCGTCGATCGTGCCACGGCGCATCATGTTGGCCTGCACCTCGCCGGTGAGGCGAGGACTCGACTGCACTTCGGCGGTCGCTGCCCTGCGGGCCGAGGCGAGGCCGGTGACCGCTTCGGCGTGCGCAGCCTGCGCGGGGGCCAGGTCGGTGCCGGTCGCCAGTGCGTGATCCAGTGCGGCCTGTGCATGGGTCAGGTCGCCGGTGGCGGCGACCACCTTGTTAGAGTCGTCTACCGCGTCATTCGCCCACGGCAGCAGCTTCATCGCATCTTGGTAGCGGCCTAGCGTGACCGTCACCTTGCGGGCCGTGCTGGTGGCGAGCGGCGCCTTTATCAACCGACGGGCGCCGAACGCCGACAGTGCGCCGGGCATCAACGACCACTCGACGGAGGCGCGGCCGGATGCCAGGTGGGCCATGCCCAGCTTCGAGCCGAGGTAGTCGGCGGCTTCGTCCATCGTGGTGATGGGCGCACCGCGCCCCATGAGCATTTCGCCGGTGCGCGGCCCGGACGTAACCCGCTGCACAACGCCATTCTCGTCGACGAGAATGCGGTCGGCGCCGGTGAATGGTCCGACAAGCGGCTCAAGAGCGGCCGTGGTAGCGCGGATGTCGGCGTAGGCGCCGGCCATCTTCGCCTTTTCGGCGATGGAGGCGCTGTCGCCCATCTCGGCGATGGCGCGGATGGTGTTCGTGTTGCCGAGGAACCGCTTCATGCCGTACTGCACGTCCGCACGTGCCTTCTGCGTCACCTGTCTGTAACCCGACGTGTCGCCCAGCAGGATGTCGCTGATGCGACTGGTGTCCGGTAGGTCGCCGAGCTGATGGAGTCCGACCTGCGCGAACTTCGCTGCCCCGGCTATTCTGCCGGTGACCAGCACCGGGTCGAGTGCGAGTCCGGCGGCAAGGTCAATCGCGGCCGAGCCGTACTTGTAGAGCGACGATGTCGGGTCAACGCGGGCGGTCGTCATCATGGCGCCGCCGATGTCGGCCTTGCGGGATGCGACGTTCTTGACGAGGTCTTGAAAATCCTTGGAGTTGAGTTCTTGCAGCTTCGCAGCACGCTGGGCGATGGTCAGGGAGTTGTCCCGCTCGATGTTGCCGACCGTTTTCTCGGCGGAGTCGAGGTACTGCTGCGCGAGGGCTATGTGCGCATCGCCACCATTCGCCCCGGCGTTCGGGTGTGAGGCTTCCCAGGCTTGCGCCAGGTCGGTCGTGTTCTGGTATTCCTTGCCGTTCGCCTGGTAGGCGATGTGCTCAAACCAACTGCTGGGGTCGTAACCGGCGCCGGCCATTGCCGCATCCTGGGCCGGCGATCGACCTATGATCGAAGCGACATCAGAGCCCAGGTTGGCGGTGTCAATCTGCCCGGCGTATTGAGCCTGTTGGTAGATTGGGTCGTTCTGTTTGATTATGCCCAAATCCTGTCGAACCTGCTGAGTGCCGGACCAAATGTCGCCGAGCGTTGCACTGACGACATTCCACCCCTTCCCCACGTCGTGGAAAAGGCTGCCCACTTCATGCCAGAACCCGCCGCCACCAGACTTCGCCTTCGTGGTCGCCGCGACAAGCTGCGGCGTGCCGTCCGCACCCATGACGGTGCGACCATCGGGAGTGGTCGCCACCTGGAGGTGCGCGCCAGCCAGCTTCATCTGGTAGGCGACAGCCGCCTGCTTCGGCGTCTGGTTCACGTCGTCATACTTGACGTTCAGCCCGTCCAGCAGTTGAGTTGCCTGGCTGGAAAGCTGCAACGGCTGCCCGGTTGCGCGAGCACCTTGAACCTGCTGCTCCAGCGACATCGCCGACATATAGGCGTTGATGGCCGAATTCTGCTGGGGCGTTGCGTTACCGTTGACGAGGGCGCCCAGTAGCCCCGGATTGGTGACAAGGTGCGGGTTGCCGACGGCAGCCTTCACCATCGCGTCGATGCCGAGACCGCCTGTAGCGATCTCACCGAGGTTCGGAGTGGCGTCAATAGCGGAAGTCAACTAGACACCTCTCGCCTGGGCATTTTGTAGGAGTGCGGCCAGCACGCCGGTGGAATCGGTGGCAGCGAGGCCCTGCAACATTCGGGTCATGGCGCCGGTAGTCGGGGCCATCGTGGTCGCCGCTGGCGGCGGGAAGGACATCGCTTCCGGCCCGGCGCCAGGGCCGGCATCGGCGCCGTGCGTGACCGGCTCGTTGGGGCGGGTTGAGGGTGCGGCGAAATCGTTGCCCGAATAGGCCGGCGCCTGTGCCGCGCCACCCCCTTGACCTACGGGTGCCGCTGGCGGCATGGGCGTAGCCCCTGCCATCGGTGCAATGCGTTGATCCGCCATTTGCTGGCTGGCGTCTCCGTAAGGTTGGTCCGGCACGGCCGAAAGGCTCTGATGCGCCGGTTCGCCCGGTTTGCCGTCTGTTCGCTTGCTGTGCGCGCCGGGGCCGGAGACGGGCGAGGGATTGGCAGGTTTCCGATATCCGCCGTGTTGCCCGTCGGCCATCAGACGCTCCTAAGCTTGATGCGGATGAACCGCACTGCGAAAAGATGCAGCGGGTCGCGGTTCCACTGGCGCAGTAGATGCGCCGTCAGTAGACCGGCAGTAATCGAGGTGGAGAAGACATGCCCACGGGCCAGTGCCGACATCGTCGGGTGGCCGTGGCGTATCAGCCACCAATCGGCGGCAACGACGTACACGGGAACGAAGCACCACGCGACTACGGCAGGAGGCATGGGCCGCCACAAGGCGCCCCTCATGTCACCGAATGGAGACGTAATGAACGCAGACGACCACGATGATGAGCACAAGGGCAATGCATCCGAGCACATACAGCGCGCTGCGACTGTTCACGATGACGCCTTTCCTAGCCGACGGGTTGATTGGTGCGTATTTCGGCCTGTTGGACAGGCGTATTGCCATCTCCACGGAACCCGGAGATCATTTGATTCATGGTTGGTCTGCCACCGGGCGGCATGCCCGCTTGTCCTGGCGCCACCCCTGGCGGCAGACCATCACCGGGCGCTGCACTGCCGCCGCTCATACCTGGCGGCTGTTGCGCTGCCTGCTCGGCTTGTTCCTCTTGCTGTTCCGACTTCTGCACGGCATAGGCATCGGCTACGGCGTCTTCCACCGACATGCCGTTGTCGAGGTCTTTGATGACCCGCACCGCCAGCTTGATGATCGGCTCCGGGTCTTGACCCTGCGCGGCCATCGGGCCGGTGGACTGGATGAGGGAGAATAGTCCCTGTTTCAACGCCTCGCGCGACCCTTCGACGTTGATCTTCTTCATCTCTTGCACTTGGTCGATACTGAACGGCAGGTTTTCCTGCGCGGTGCCTTTCGCTACCAGGCCGGCGCCTTCCAGTTGCAGCATCGTCACGATGGACTGTGACGGGTGCATACCGGCGGCGAAGCCGTAGGTGACGGTGCAGTGATGCCGCCCACCGATGTCGGCGGCAGGGACGTAGGTCGCTTCCCACGAGGCACCAGACTGCGTACCGTTGATCGTCTTGGAGACGTGGGGCCACCACGCCTCGTCCATCTCCAGGCACATAGCCGTGACCTGTTGTAGCGCCTCTTGGAACACAATCTGGGCGCCTTTGATCTGTGAGTCGAAGGTACCGAGTAGGGCTTCTACGCCCTTGCCGGTGATAACCGACGCCTGCACTCCGCCGGTCCGGGCGTCCGGGTAGCGGGCGCCCGTTTTCAGCTCCCCGTCGAGTACCTGGCTTTCCGCGAAAATCTGGGGGGACAGTTCCAGTGGCACGCGGTGAATCTGGTTCGCATTCGCCGACTGGAGGATGGCGTGCGGGCCGATCGGAAACTCGTCCATGTCGTCAGGAACGGCGATGGGCGCCTGCACGGCAATACTTGCAGCTTCTAGGGCAAGCGTCGACATAATAGCTCTGGCTACTTGCACCCAGATCACGTCATCGAACTGGCCGCGAGGCGTGTCGTCCAATCCCGGCCGCTCTGCGATGTAAACCGGCGGGTATTCCATCTTGTGCTGGTATGAGGACAACACCAGGCCGTTGCGGGAGGGCAGCATAAGCACGACGTTGGTGTCGTCGACCCATCGCACCAACTCGATCTCGGTGTTGCCCTTTTCGACGGTCTGTCTGGTCGTAGGGTCGGTCATTATCGCTTTGCGGTTCTCGGGGAACTGCGCGCACAGCTCGTCGAGCGAACGCAGCCAGCGCTTCGCGTAAACGACGACGCAGCCGTAACGATCCAGCTCGTAGTAGGCGTTGCGCGGGTCTTCCACCTGGATGAAAGGCAGCTTCTCTTTCGTGTCGGGCTCGACGAAGAAAGGAACAAAGCCGTATGTTACAAACCTGTCGGCACCGGGAAGCATCTGGCGTTGCAGTTTGCTGTGATTCCAGTAGTTGTCGGCGATGCGGTTTTTCATCTCGGCGCGTTTCAGGTCAGCATCGGTCTTCATCTTGCCCGATACACAGGCCAGCGACGGCAGTGGCGCAATGCCCTCCGCCATGTCCCTTGCTACCACGTCAATGAAGTTGGCGATCGGCGAACCTTCGAAACTCAACGAGAAGTTGAGTTCGGCGGGAAACAGTTGCCGGATATTGCCACGGCGAACCTGCCGCACGACCTCCATGTTGCGGTCGCGGGGGGCAGCGCGGGAGCGCAGTCGATCATAGTGTGACTTCGCAGTCGCAGCATATGCCGGGGCTGTCATCCGACTCCCTGGAGGTCTCTGGCTTCTTGCTTCTCACGCCGCATCGCCACCAGGTCGATAACCTGCTGGCGGCCTTTTGCGCCCACGGACATAAACGGGCTGCTCATGTGGGTCTGTGTGGCCTTCTTGCGGTTTAGGATGCGACTGAAAGCGAGGCTGCCGAACCAATAGGCCATCACGAGGTCCGTTTTCTCACCCTTCTGGGTCATGCCTTCCGGCTTCCAGGTGGTGAGCTGCTGGATCAAATCTTGAACCCAGGCGTTCTGCCTCGGGCTGGGTAGCTCTACGAGCGCCTTCGTCGGCGTGCGCTTCCAGCGGCCCGACGGATTGCTCGGATCGGGGACACCACAGGTGTCAAACAGCGGCCCGAGGGAGGAAATGCCCCAATCGGAGTCGAATTTGGTCTTAGCGGTCGTGTAGTGCTTGGTGAGCTTGCAGCCCCTGGCCCGGAGGAAATCGACCAGTTCCGGCAGTTGGCCGATGAAACGCTGGAGCGCGTTGGTCTCAATGACCCATTCATGAAGGCCGTACAGTTCTGTGAAGTATTTGACCTTGTTGATGATGTCACTGGCCGTGGCGTCCCGGTGATTCCAGCCGTCTAAGACGTAGCGCTTCTCGGTCGCCCTGTCGAGGGCTTGCACCACGATGGCAGAGAAGCCGGTTGCCGCCGGGTCGAGCCCGGCCACCACGTACAGGCCGTCCATACCACCTTCGCGGTGACCTTGACCGATCTTTGTCATCAGGCCGGGGAATCGCAGCCCGTTGACGGAGGCATCCACCGCCTCGGCGGTGAACGTCATCTCGTCGTCGATGTTGAGCTGTTGGTAGATGAGCGCCCAGGAAGTGCCGCGCTTGCGCTTACTCAGCGACGGGCCATTCCATTTCCAGGGCCACAATGTCGTCCACGTGCCGGGCTTACCGTCGCCGTAGTCGAGCACGGCCGGCATTCGGAAGTAGGTCCACACCCGCTCGTCGTCGCCGTCCGTCACTTCCATCAGCGTGCGGTACAGGTCTATCGGGGCCACCCGCGTCCCCAGGAGAATGAGCTGGCCGCCGCCCTCCTGCTCGGAGGGCAGTCTGGATTCGATCTCCCGATCCAGCAGGATCATCTGCCTGGGTATCTCGCGGCAGTTCTTGGTGGTGATCGTGTCATCCATGAAGATGAGGTCGGACCGCGTACCGTAAATCTGTCCACCCAGGCCGAGGGCCTGGACCGTGGGGTGAGCTATCTCGCCCTCCCGCGTGCCGGTGCCCTTGCCCTTCACGTAGATGGCGTCGTTCGTCCACTGGGCCAGCTTGTCTTTCCAGCCGCCCTCCGGGGCGAAGCGCATGTGCATCGGGAGGTATTGCTGGGAGGTGAGCTTGAACTTGATCTCGCCCATAAATCGTCGGGCGAGGTCTTTGCCCTGCGACATGATGACGATACGGATGTTCGGGTCTTTGTGTATCCGCCACAGCGAGTAGTTGACCGCAAAGGTCGTGCTCTTGCCGTGTTCCGGCGGGACGTTGATTATCACCCGGTTCGGGTAGCCCGGCAGGTAGTCCATCGACGGGTGTATGTCGCGGGGCGGCCGGCCCTCGATCACATCGAACATCTGGAGCTGGTGCAGGAACAACGGTTGGTGTATGAAGTCCCGGCAGAATTCCTCGAAGCCCGGCACGGCCGGGCGGCCGGTATGCCGCGTCTCCGACTGCGCCTCGCGGATGCTGTTGATCGTGTCACGAAATGCGGCGTCGTCCTGCATCCACGACTTGTACGTCTCTGGCTTCCGCTGCACGGTCGCCATCGCTTCGGCGACCTTCAAGCCCTCTTGAATGCGGTCGACGACGCGGGCTTTAGCTTCTTTCGCGCCGATCGCCTTCTTGGTGCCAGGGCGGGCGAAATTCGGCGGCGGCGCTATGCCCACCACCAGTCGTAACTCCTCATGCTGCACCCCCCACGAATCCGACGCGCCGGTCGTAGAAGACGGCGGGGTCCAGTATCTTCTTGATGTCCGCCGGGGTGACGTCAAAAAATTTTGAGATGTCAGCCTCGTCTATCCCACCCGCGCCGAGCCGGCGGATCACCTGTATCTGGTCGTGCGTCAACTGGACGGGCGGAATCGGCCGGTTGGAACCGTTGTCGACGAGGTGCGCTTCGGGCCCACAGGGCCACTGGCACGTCCTGCGCCCCGCGGCGGTGGAGTGCTGGAGAGCGATTGCTTCGGCGGCCTTCACGAATTTCTCCTCGGCTACTGAGCAGAGCGATTGCTGCCCAGCTCTGCGAAGTTCACAGGCGGGCGGTAGGTTAAGACGACTGCTTCGCAGTCGTAGCCTCTGCACAGGTCTGGGACGGAAAGTAAAGTCTCTGTTAGGAAAAGAGGTGCGACCCCAAGGGAGCACCGCCCTGTCCGAAGGACAGACTTGTCCATTAAGGGCTTACGGCTGTTGTCCGGCTTGGGGGCCGGACAGGCTAACGTCTTTAAGTTTACACAGGTGTCAAAAACTGTGCAAGACCCTACACGGCGTTTCGCAGGCTTCGTTACCAAATCGTTATCTAAAAGAGTCTAAAGGGGCCTACGGCCCCCATGCCCCCTCACGGGGCAGGTGTCCCCCCGTACGGCGTGGGGTCTTCGCCCTCCAGGCGTAGTACCCGCTCTACCCTCGTGTCCCCAGGAATTTGAGGGTATGGAGTACGTACTATACAGAGCGCCGCACTAACAACCGGGGGTCAAGTCCTGCCGCACCGACTAGGTAGGCCAGCCTCACAGCCAAGCCGGCAGGCAGGCAGACAGGCCTGCCTTGCAGGGATATGTCATGCCTTGCCTCAATGGCACAGCACATAGCAAGAGTGCCAGTGTGAGTAGAGCAATGCGTTGTGTTGACTCGCGCATCATGCGCATTACGGCGCGATTGACGGCAGAATGCGGCTGTTGCGTAGCACACGTGCTACATGCGAGCGTATTACGCCAACACCATCTAGGTGTGACACGTTGCCACGCATACTACGACACGGCAGCGCAGTACGGCGCCGCGCCGTACATCACGACCCGCCTCGCAAAGTGACAGAATCTCGGTACGGTTTGACGCTATGTCAACCCGTGCGCCGTGCCCTACGCGTACGGACTACCCCGACGAGCCACACGGGCAGGCCGACGACGAGCGCCACGAGCGTGATGGCCGTAGCAACGGCAGAGCCGGCCAGCTCTTGCTGACCGTTGATGAGCACCGTGCCAGGGATGAGCAACGCGGCGAAGCTGAGGCCAACGCCGAGCTGCATGATGCGAGCGCCTACACGGCGCGCGGTGAGTGTTCGTCGTGTCTCTGTTGTGGTCATCCCGACACCGTACCACGGGCAAAGGTCACAGCTTGGTAACGGTTCTTGCGTTGCTCTTGACTTCGTTCCCGACAAGCGCAGGATGGGGCCATGACCACTACCAAGCGCGGCCCGATGGGCCTCTACCGCATCCCGACGAAGGCCGGCGGCGGCTACGTCGAAGTCAACTGCACCGAGCGCACCGCGCAACACCGCGCGGCCCAGTGCGGCGTCCCAAGCTACCGAGTCGAGTTGTTCCCCCGGACCATGACCGAACTACGGAAGGCAGGCAAGTGATGAGCAACAACGACCGCAACCCACGGGAAGACAGCAAGCGCGCCTGGTATGCCAACCGGGCCGACTCGCTGTGGGAGGAACTGCTCTACGCGCAGCAGTGCAACCACAAATCAGCCATTCGCGAGCTAAGGGCTCTCATCTTCATGGCAGAAAAGAAGGCAGGCAAGTGATGGACACCACATTCACCTACGCATCCGACGACCTACAGATCATGTACTCCCCCGGCCGCGAGGCCCTTGGCGAGTACCGCAAGTGGACCGGACCCAACGAGCACAGTCGCCATGTCGGTGAAGATCTCATCCGTGGCGAGGCTCGCTGGCACTTCATGGGATGGCCCTACGAGGGCAACGTCCGAAACCACGACGACGCCGTGCGCCTGACGCGCGAGTACGTCGGGATGGTGAAGTGATGAGAAGCGCCGCCGGTAAGGCGTACGACGAGGCCCGTGCTGCCGCTATCGCGGCGTTCAACGAGGCGGCAGCAATCGCATGCGAGGCGTACGAGGAAGACACAGAACCCGCCCGCGAGGCGTATCACGAGGCGTGGCGGGACCGCCACGCCTCCGCCGACGCTGCGATTGAAGCAGACTTCGACGCCGTCCCCACCGCACTCAAACCCGTCATCCGTGACGCGAGTCGCGCGCAACAGCGCGCGGACCGAATCAGCAGTAAGGATAGTGACGTTATGAAGTTCGTACTCCAACTCTGGCCGGACTACGAGGGCACCGACGCCGACCCTCAGGACCTATTGCGCGGCGCCATTCAATCAGCGGCCGACAATCCGGACTTGGTCTGGGACATCTTGAATGACGACGACACCGTGCTGTATGCGAACGTCTCGGCAGCACACTTCAAGAAGTGGACGCCATGAGCACTACGACACGCCTCACCGCCGCTGAGCGAGCGCACTTCGCCGGGCCATACGGCACTGTCGCGGGTACCGAGCCCGCAATGGGGACGCTGGATCAGCGCCTAGGCATCATCATCCGGCGCCTAGGCGGACGCACCGGAGCTGTCCGCGCCAGTGTTGCAGAGCGGCACGAACACGCCGTTTGGCTCGCCAAGAATGGGCTGGCGTCGTGATTACCCGCACCCCCCTCCCCGTCCGATATCTGGGCCTGCCCTGTAAGCACTGCGGCAACACGGCGACAACGCTGTTGATCGAGTACAGGCAGAGCAGGATGGCGCTATGTGATGAATGCGCGGGCGTGACAGGCCGGGCGTGCGACCAGTGCTCAGCCTGTAAGCGCGGGCAGAAGTGTCCGAATGCGTTTGCGTAGAGCTGTCACCGCACGCACGGACTGCTGACACAGACGCCTAATCGAACAACTGAGAAGGGACTTATGAAATGACCGATACGCCATTCACTGACGGCCGGGCGGCTGAGTTCAACGACTTTCAACCGCGGCCCCGCTGGCACTGCGACGACGATGGCGCCTGGCAGCTTGGCCCCGCGTCTGACTTACAGGAGCGCGAACACTTCACGCTGTGGGATGAGGAGATGCTGCAATGACCACTTCAGTGAACCTACTCGCCGGGCTGTGCGCGCCTGGCGAACCTACGGCTATCGATCCGGACGCCTTCTTTGCCGGCCGGGATGACCCACGCCACTTGCAGGCAATAGACCTATGTCTAGCCTGTCCGCTGTTTTTTGAGTGCCAAGACTACGCACGGGAAGGCGGTATCGAGTTCGGCATCTATGGCGGGGAGGGTGCCGCGTCGAGAAAGCGCTACTGGCAGGACCACGGCGGCAGGCCGAGGGAACTGGACGATATCAGGGACGACCACGTCCGCCCGCTGATGCGGGAGAGACGCGCATACGAGAGCTATCGAAAGGAAACGGCATGAACCGATCCGATCTAGCCTGGGCGCTGACGGCCGCACTGCCGCACGCCGGCACGACGAAAGGCCCCGTAGTTGGTCTACAGGGCCGAGATGGGGCGCTCTACGTCTATAGTACCGACAGCTATACGGCCGGCATCGCCAGGATCCCGAGTGCAACAGAATGTAACGGCCTGGACTTACATTTGCCGAAGGCGGAGGCGGCTGACTTGCTGCGCTTCGTCAGGCCGACACGAGTGGCCGAGCACGAGCAGGAGGTAACCTTCATGCACGTCAACGGCGAGCTGCATGTTGCCTTCCGGGTGCCCGCGCGGACGGCCGACGATGAGTCCGCCGTCTTTGAGTGCGTTACCGCAGAACTGTCACTGGACACCCTGCTGGACCTGTGCCGGGGTATTGCCCACTTACCCACTGGTGGCAACCTCGTCTTCCAGCCGCCGCTGATGGCGAAGTTCGGGAAGGCGCAGAGACACGAGACGGATCGGCTGAGCATCTACCCGCATGAGGGCAATGACCGCTACGGCGTTGCGCTTGCGACCGTGGGCGAGAACTTTGTCGGCGCTGTCGCCGGCCTGGCCCTCGACCCGGTGCCAGAACTGCTGGCGTCGTTTCTACAGAAAGAGATGGTGAACGCATGAGCCGCGAACTCTACGAAGCCGAGATAAAACTAACCGCATGCCGTGAGCTGGCGCGCGAGCTGCTGATCGAGCGTGACGCCGCGCTGGCCGTGATCGCCAAGGTGCGGGAGCTGCACGAGCCGTGGACTAATTCATTCGGCCCTCTCTGCGAGATTTGCGGCGAGGATGTGGGTCGTGAATGTCACGACCAGTACCCGTGCGAGACAATCCGGGCCCTGGACGGCTAGCGCAGCTCGTGTAGCGTGGCGAACAGCGCTGCCGTCTGCACCGGGCCGCAGCCTCGTACCGTGCTGTCGGCAGGGATGCCGGCCTCTTGCATCATCCGTTGTGCCTTCGCCTGGCCGATGCCGGGTATCGCCAGCAGTAGCGTGTAGACCTTCATCCCCTGCGCGTCGGGGAAACCCCACACGGTGCTGGGCCAGAATCTGCCCTGCGCGAGTGCGGCTTTCAGTGCGGCTCGACTACGGCGAACCTCCAGGCTGCGACGTGCGGCGTCGTGGCGCTGTGCGTCAGTCAGTGCGGGTGGGATGACGGAGGGCCTACTCACTGTTGAGTCCAGAAGCGATGCAAGTTTGCCATGCGTTCCGTCGCAAGCTTCGCCTCGGCTTCCACCTCGTGCAACTGCGGGTACGTCTCGAAGGCCGCGTGCTGTAGGCCGGCGCGGAAGCCTTTCGTGTAGTCGCACTCGTGGTCAGGGTAGGTCCACTGGATGTCGGATCGTGCCAGCTCGTGCGCGATCTTCGCCAACGGTTCCGTGAAAATGTCGCACCGGCGTCTTGGTGCCTCGGGCTGTGTGCTCATTTCTCCACCAGGTAGTCGGTCAGGGCCTTGTTTTCCCGCAGTACCGCCAGCAACCAGGGGGTGAGTGATCGCAGCACGCGCTCCTCCTCGCCTGGATTTTCAAACAGCGGGATGTTGCTGACGATACCGTGCATCACTTCATGTAGCAGGGTGTCGCGCATCTGCTGCCTGTCTTGCGTGGCGTGCAGCTCGATGCTGACGGCCGACGGACTACTGCGCCCGTACATATAGCCACCGTCCGCTTCGAGAAGCTTTTCGGTGATCCAGACCCGCCAGACGGACGCGCCGATCTTCACCTTGCTCGGTGGGGCAAGCTTCACGGCAGCCATCAGTAGTAGTCCTCGTCGTATTCGGGCCAGCGGTAGATGCGCCGGGCGATGTCGTGACGGAAGTCCGCCCAGCGTCGCCGTATGGCTCGGCGCAGTTTTTGGCGCCGTGTCAGCGGCGGCGTATGGGCGAAGGCAGTCGTCCAGTCCAGAAGCGAACGTGGGGTCCGCAGGAGGAGCTTGATCTGCCGGTCATACGCCGTCGCGAGTATGTGGTCCCAGGTGGGACCGAGCAGCGGCGACGTGGGCACGTCGGTGTCTTGCACTTCGTCGGTCACGAGAATAGCCATTCCTCTTTGTCAAGTTCCTCTTTCAGTCGGCTGTACTCGTAGTCAGCACGGTCGTCGGCGCCGTCGTCCAGGTGGCCGGGGCAGAACTCCTCGCCGGGGTCGCATTCGGCGTCACAGAACTCCGGGGGCTGCTCCAGCGAGCCGCCGTATATCAGCATGCTGCACAGTGCGGGAAACTCCGGTGTAGTCATGCGACTTCCTCCCTTTGGCATTTGCAGTCCTCGGTAACCTGCACTTCATCCCGGCAGTACGTTTGGTTCTGGCCCCACTGGTCGTGCATCGTCCGGGTGACCGGCGTTATCGTGGAAGTGAAGACACAGTCACACCCACAGTTCGGGCAGGGCGCGATGTACTGGACCGGGGCGAAGGCGGCGAGGACGCCTGGTGAACGGTTCGGCCCGGAGTAAGGCTCTGTCACGACGCCGTCCCCTCCTGGTCTCTAGTGATCGCGCGCGCGTGTGCGTTACCGATGGCGCGTCTGCGCCACGGGCTTGACGCCGGCAGCGGCGTGTGCGCAGCGGCGTCATCCGGGGCATAGCCACTTCTGGCCGCTTTCTCCCGTTCGGCGTACTTGAACGCTGCGGTGAGCATGTCGCGGTAGATTTCGGCCTGCTCGTCGTGCCATCGGTGCAACTTATCGACGCCGGTAAAGAGCCAGGCCCAGATTTCCTGCTCGCAGTCTTCGGCGGTCACGTAGGGTGGATACCGCCGAGCTGCGAAGTGTGCGGCCTTGGTGACAAGGGACCGTAACTCCTCAGCAACCCCGGAAGGTACGCAGGCTGTAGTCTTCATGTAGGTTCCACCATGACGATGTGACGCTTCTGAATCGCCGCCGTGGTGCCCTCCAGGGCCCGGCGGGGCATTATGAACCCACCCTCGGTGCAGTCGACAACATCGTCGATAAACTGGTTGAGCGTAAAGCGCGAGTCAATCTCGACGCTCCCGCCCGTGGACAGATGGACGGTTAGGAGACTCATGCGACACCTCTGGAATCTACGCGGGCGGTAGATTTACTGCCCCTTGACCACGAGCCGCAGGCTCGGCAGCGGAATTGTTGGAAGGCGCTGACGCCGGTGTATGCGAAGCCGCGCTTCTCCAGGTCAACGCTTCCGCACCTGGAGCAGCAGTCGACCTCGCCGCTGAACAGCCCCATGTGCGGGTGCGTCTTCATGTAGGGGCGCAGCCTGTCGTACAGCTGCTCGGTAATCACCACGTCCCGTTTGTTGTAGCGGCGCATCAGGTTCCACGCCTTCTCGTCGCCGGCCAGACAGTCGCGCCAGAGCTGGAAACCGGTGTGATGCAGCTTCCCGCCCAGGTCGAACTGCCCGGCGAGGTAGTCGAGCTTGTTGGACGGGAAGCGGAAGCGACTGCGCGCCACTTTCAGTAGGTCGACCTCTTGCACCGGGGAATACGGCGGCAAGTCCAGAAGGGCGAACTCGCGCCGAAGGTGCGGCATGTCAAACGTCGAACCGTTGAAATGGACGACGATGTCGGCTTCGTCGAGCAGTGCGTGTATCTGTCGCACCATCGCGTCGTGCCCGTCGTGAAACTCCGACGCGAACAGCACGCGCTTACTGCCGTGCCACTTGGCTGCCCACGACAGCATTCGGGTAGGTTCCACGATCTGCCCGATGCTGATGTTCTGGTCGAACAGTCCCCAGGTGTACGCAAGGATGGGGCTTGTTTCAATGTCCAGCGTCAGTGTTTTGGGCAGGCCGCCCGTCGCCGCCACGGGCGGATCTGGCGTTGCCAGTTCGAGTACCGCAGCGGCAACGGGGTGAATCATGGCAGCCTGGCAATCGTGTATTGCCAGTCGTACCCGGCGTCAAGATTGCCGAACGACAAGGGGTCATTGCCGCCCTCGGAGTCCTGCCACATGCCTTCCGCGTTCAGCAGGAAGGCGACACTCCCGCCGTCCGTGATGACGGTGCCGCGCTTCCACATCGTTTCGCGCAACTCGACACCGCTCAGCGTGTCGCCCACCTTGTACTTCCGCCTCGGCGGTTTCGGCGGCTTCGCCCGCGACACCACCACGTCGTATGTCACACCGCCGACCCGTAGCGTTCCGATGTCGCTGGCGTCCATCGGTTACTCCTCCAGTGCTGAGGTGTCGACGCCTGCCAAGTCGTAATCCGCGTCGTCGGCGGCGTAGGCGATCTCCTCGGCGTCGGCGTCGCCCTGCGGCTCGGCCGGCGGGAGTTCGCCGTCGTCGACGGCATCCTCGGCGTCTGACTGCACCTTCGCGCGGTGCTTCTCGTTGACCTCCGCCTGCTCGCCGGCCTTCTTCGTCAACACCTTCGAGTCGGTTGAGTCGGAGAGTGCGCCGACATCGCCCGGAAGGTCCTCGATGCGGGTGTTGCTGATGTGCGCGGTCGTCGTGTTGTGGCTGCCGCCGGGGTTGGCGGTGCGGTACTCGACCACGTTGGCCTCGACGCTGTAGCTCAGAATCTCTGCGATCTGAGCGCCGTTGATCAGCGCCTTGTCGCCCTGCTTGTACGTCTTGCTCGTCATGCGGGTGTTTCCTTTCATTGGGTTAGTCGCTCGCGGAACCCCGCAGCGCCGTGTTCTACCAAAAAACTGTTGGCGTCATGCCCGGCGGGCATGTCCACCACTCGTGCCTTCGTGCCGAGAGTTGCCGCCACTTCGCGGGCCGTCTCCTTCCCGATCTTGTCGCCGTCCGCGACGACGATGACCTCGGGGACGCCCTCGAAGCACAGCGGCCAGTGATCCTGTTTCCCCCAGGTGCCGACGCCGGGGTATGCCACCGACGGGTAGCCGACGTACGCTTGTATGCAGATCGCATCCAGCTCACCTTCGGTGAGCACCACCGTGTCGCCGGCCGTAATGAGGCATTGGGCGTTGTAGAGATGAACGCCCAGGCCCGCTTCGTAGAGGTACTTGTGGCAGTTGGTGTCTTTGTGGCCGTCATGTCCAAGGTCTGTGCATCTGTACTTGATATGCACCACGCCAGCCGGCGTGACGTAAGGGATCGACAGCCTGCTGCCGTGCTCCCCGCCAGCGGGGACGCTGCCCAACTGGAACATCTGCGCGACGTCGAGGCTGATGCCGCGCGACAGCAGGTAAGGTAGCGCCACCTCTACGTTGCCGGCGTAGTCGCGGGCTTTCGCCGTCAAGGCGCCGCGCCTTTCGCTCGACAGATTCATGTCCGCCCTAGTAGTTCGCTGGCCCTACGCTTCTTAATGGGCTTATCTGTGCTAATTCCAGTGAGATTTTTGAGCTGGTCCACTGCTTCGATGAAGCTGAGACCGAGTTCTAGCTGGTAAAGGTCGATGGCGTCACCGCTGATTCCGCATCCGAAGCAACGGAACCTACCTCTCTCCCGGTTGACGGAGGCGCTTGCCGTTCTGTCGTCGTGGTCCGCTCGGTAGCACCGCATCCGCACCCATCCGAACCCAGTGGGCACTTGTGTGGCGCCCAGTTCCGCGAGTGCCGTTCCGATGTCAAAGCGGGGAACCTGTCGGCGCGGGTCACTTCTGTGCCTTGCTGAGGGCTTCATTTATCCGTAACCTGTACTGTTTCAGGGTTTCCGCCGGGGTGACTTCGACGAGGTTGCAGATGTCGAGGATCGACTTGGCGTACAGTCCGACCGCAGAATGGAAGTCGTACGGCATCAACGACGCTTGGATTGCCAGGATCTGTTCGCCGTCAGCGCGGAACAGCGCTTCTACTGCCGACAGCACCAGCGCTTCGGACTCCAAGGCGTCCTTCTGGGTGTGCGTAGCACACACTGGGCAGCCGACTGAGTGCTTCACGCGGCAGCTTTCGCCGCGAGGAATTCGGGCACCGTTTTGGTTCCTTTGCGTAGGTTACAATCGCTGCACGCAGGGACTATGTTCGCCTTGGAGTTCTCGCCCCCGCGAGACAGTGGCGTCTTGTGTTCTACCCCCAGGGGCGCGTCATCCGTGCCGCAGTAGGCACAGAGATTGTCGTATTGGTTGAGCAGTTCGCGCCAGTCAAGGAGATCGAAGTCGTTCACAGGGGCGTCCACGGCCACGGCGCGACCCCGCGCCGCCTTGACCCTGACCTCGTCACGGTTAGCGGCGTACCAACGTGCCTGGGAGTCGGCTTCCCTCCCTGGGTTGGCGGCGCGGTAGCGTGCGCCTTCCTCGGCACGCCGACCCGGATGGGCGGCGTAGTAACGTGTATTGGAGGCGGCCTTCGCGGTGCGTCGTTCCTCGGCGGTCTGAGCCATCAGCCTGACTCCTTCCCATCGTCGCGTGTATCGACTAAGTCGTTTTAGGGGCTGTATTTGCAGGGGATCTAGGGGCTGTTTCTGGCCCACCCATACTCCGGGTACCCCTTGGCGATTATCTGTCGGTTTCGGCCGTCTGCCGCCCGCTGGCGGCAGCGCTTGCCGCAGTACATGGCGTCGCTGCGCTTCGCCTCGAAGCGCACGCCGCACACCGTGCAGGCAACGTCGGTGGTGGCGTGTTCCGGCTTCACGTAGGGCGGCAGCAGCACCTTCGACAGCCCGGAGGCAACCAGCAGCAGATCGTCGAGCGGCAGGCGGTCGCCGGCGAAGCCGTCGATGCTGTAGCCGCGGTCGATGAAGTCGATCAGCACGCCAGCTTCGTCCTGTGTCAACTCGGTGAGCGACTTAGCCATGCGTAGTGGCATCGCGTTCCTCGCGGTCCTCAAATAACCCATTCCACGAATCCACCATCCGCTGGTGCGCGGCAGCATCATCTCCATCAGGGCTGACCATGCCCGTCGGTGGAATGATTCGGCCTAGGCGATCGGAGCGGATCTCGTCGTCGGTACGGCTCATGGTGTCTCCTCGGTAGGGACTGCTACCACCGACAACGACAGGCTGATGAAGTTGTCAGGGTCGGTAAGTGATCCGCGTCGCAGGTACTCTTTGCCGCCGTCCACGAAGATTTCCCCGCAGGTGCAGAACTTCATGTCGTGGCGGTGCTTCGACTCGATCTCGTCGCCACACACTCGGCAGCGTGCGGCGTTGCGAGCGATGCGCGAGGTCATGCCGCCTTCTTTCTGCGCTTCTGTCTGGATTTACGCGCCTTCTTCGGCCTGCCAGGTGCTATTCGCGCACCTATCACCCGAAGTGCCGGCGGATCTGCGACGTAAGCTGCGGTCAGTAGAAGAACCGCAGCGCTACGCGCTCCGAGAACTCGCTTGTTGCAATAGAAGCAGAGCAATCCGCGAACCAGTCCTGACTGGTGGTCGTGATCCACTGCTAGTCGCTTCCCCCGCTTCGGTGGCTTCCCGCAGATCCCGCAGCCACCGCCCTGGTGGATAAGGATGGCGTCGTATTCGGTGGGCGTGATGTTGAAGACTGCGGCCAGCCGGACTCGACGAGCCTCGGCGAGTTGGCACTCCGCGCTGCACCACTTCCGCTGTTTACCGACAAGCTCGGCACCACAGCCGAAGCAGTCGGCCGTCACGGCGAGTCACAATCCACACTGGCGATAGCACACAGCGGCTCGATGCAACTCCGGCACCACAGGCCGATCTCGTCGCCGCAGTTGGGGCAGTGGACGACTTCGACTTCGTGGTCAGGGCTCAACGCCAGGTGCAGGGCGCCGATCCCTATGGCCTCGACCGGCGAGCGCGACTCGATGATGATGGCGGGCATTACTTCCCCCCCGTCAAGGACAACGTCAATCTCGTCAGCAAGGCAGGCGTTTACGGTTGCCGCGCCGTCCAGCGCGACCCGCAGCCGCTTTACCTCGGCAAGTGCGGCGTCGCGTTCGGCCAGAACGACGGCGGCCTCGGCCCGCTCAGCGTCAACGTTCGGCCATTGCCAGGCCGGTGCCTCGTATGTCATGGCTTCTCCTCCGGTGCGGCGACATAATCGACCGCATTGCAAACGTCAAGCACTCTGTTCAGAGTGGCCCTCAGTCGCCTCGCCTCATCTAGCGCGTCGGCACGCTCGTCCAGCAGTGGAGCAACGTCGTCGGCTAGGCGGGACCATGTCATCCAGACCCCGCGATAGTCATTGTTCCCCGACCGTGCATAGCGCTCCCGCGCTTCAAGGTCGGCGCGGATGTCGTCGGCGAAGCGGCTCACTTCTCCTCGCCATCGAAGAAATCGACCGCCTCGATCTGGTCGCGCACCCTGTCCAGCGCGACCCGCAGCCGCTTTATCTCGGCCAGCACAATCTGGTAGGCGTCGCATTTGAGCCGGTACGCAGCGAGAGCGGCGTCACGCTCGGCCGTGATGTTGCCGACCGACCAGTACGGACTCATTACTTCTCCTCCAGATCGAGGACTTTTACCAGGAAAATTTTGCGGGTGACCATGAATACGCACCACGGCCAGGTGAGCGCCATCAGGACGCTGAACAGGTAGGCAGCAACGGCATTGTCATTGGTGAAGATGTGCTTGCGGTAGGGCTGGACGAAGGTGGCGGCTGTGATCAACCACACGGCCAGCAGCAGGGGGATCGTCATCGTCCGCCCCCCGTGTGTCTAAACACCCACACGGCGGCGACGTCAGCCGGGCTGCGTTTGTCAGTCTTGTCGATCATCGACCCGTACGAGTGCATGTTCACCAGCAGGCAAACGACCGAGAACACGAGGGCTGCGATTGAGATCAGAAGCGTGATCATCATTCGTCGTTCCACAGCCCGAGCACATCCAGCAGTGCGCCAGCGGCGGCGGTGTAGATGTCGCCGCTGTGGTCTGCCGTGGTGGGGCTACGGCTGGCGAGTTCGTACAGATAATCAGCGAGCGTGTCGATGGAGTCCTCGACGAACTGATCTTCCGGGCGTTCACCCATCGCTTCTCTCCTAGCTTCTGACGTAGCCGCCGACGGTGGCGGTCGGGTAGTGCATAGACAACGGCAAAGACAGGCCGCTCTTACTGCCGCGTGACTTGGGGACTGTGAGGGTCACGGCGTTTTCCCCGTTGCGGTGCAGTCCGAGTACCAATTCCGGAATTTTGCCGATCTTGTAGAGGAGGTCGCCCACCCCGATGGGCTGGAGACCGTTCTCTTTCGGCCCGACGACGTGGTGCAGGGCCATGACGTGCGCCTTTGTCTCCCGCGCTATCCGTTGCAGGTCGCGGCAGATGGCTCGCAGCTCGGCGCCTTCGTTGTCGTTGTCGGTGACCGTGTTCGCGAGGTTGTCGAGCACAATCAGGTGTGGGTAATCCCCACGCATCTCGGTGTATGCCTCTAGCCGGCGGACTACGAACTCCAGGTCGATGTCGGTTCGGTAGCAGAAGTCGACGTGATCGGCGTTGCGCAGCTTGTCGGCGTAGAACGTCTCCCAGCCTTCGTCGTGCAGATTTTTCTCGACGTCATCCAGCATCGCGCCGGACAGGATGGCGCAGGCCCTCGTCCGTACTGTCCACTCGTCACTGTCGGCGCTGAAAAACAGCGCCGGTGCCTTCGTGAACAGAGCCAAATTCTCGGCGAACACGCTCTTGCCTACTGCCACCGCCGCCGCCAGTATTGAGAACTGGCCGCGTCGGAAGCTCAACCCGTTGGCATTGAACAGCCTGTTCTGCACGGGCAGTGGCGGGCTGAGCGTCACGGTGTGACGCGCGGTGGACAGTAGCGGCATTGCCTACTCCGGGCCGGTAGTGATGCTCGACGCTTCCGTGACGGGAAGACTGACGTGGAGCAGGTTGGGGAGACGGAGCGTCACGTAGCCGACGTGCGTATCCTGAACGACGACGCCTCGGTAGGTGACCGTGATCTGGTCGCCAGCCTCGAAGTCGTTCACCTTCACCCACATGGCGTCAGCCTCAGATATTCTCAGGCTTGCAGCGCGCGCCGGCAGGCAGGTTCGGCGCCCAGGGGATGCTGCATTCCCAGCGCTGCCACGGGCGGCCCTTCGCCGGCTTGTCGACGTAGACACGAGCACCGTGGGCACAGTCGCCGGGGTAGGCGGTCAGCGGCGGCGCTGTTCGGACGGCCGGGCCCTGGGACTGCGGCACCGTGGCGTACGGAGCCGGGGCCGGGACGCCACCAACCGTGCTCTGCGGCTGCGGTAGAACGGTGACGGGTCCGAGCGTCTTGTCGACGTTTTCCACTGCACGTCCCAGGTCACTCAGGCCCAGGCCGAAGGCGACCTGGAAAGACGAGGCGACATCGCCGAAACTGCCGTCGCCGAGCAGGCTCTCGACGTTCTGCTTGAACTCTGCGAGGTCGGTGCCTCGGATCGTATGGAACTGCTTTGTCACCGAGAATGCGGCTTCTTCTGACACTGTTCCTCCTGGCTAGACGACTGATTGAACGAACTGGCAGTGGGATGACACTGAGCAGTGGATACACTGATCTCCCGGATGTGGGATGAAGATGCCCAGGGAGATAAGACGGTTGCCTTCGACGTAGAGACGTTCCAGCTTCTCGTCGGTCCAGTGGGTCAGGTCGATCGCGGGCGTCAGCTTTGCCTCGCCGCTTTTCAGGCCGTACAGGTAGGCGCCCCACGTCACGTCCAGCCCGGCACCGGCGTAGAGCGCCTTGCGGTAGGTGCCCAACTGCTCGTCGGTCTTCGGCTTCGTCCCTGACTTCAAGTCGACGAGAAGAAACTCGCCGCTGGCGGTCTGAAAGACGCGGTCGATGAAGCCCTTCACCTGCTGCTGGCCGAGGTAGAAACTGAACGGCACCTCGATGGCCGGACCGAAGTCGGGCAGCACTGCGAGTTCCAGCCCGGTCGCCAGCCGCCAGTTGATGTAGGCGTCTATCGACTGCGGGATGCCGACCTCACGGAACCAGACGATGTCCTGCCTGCCGTACTGCTTCCAGGCTTCCACCGGGTAGTCGCCGGTGCGCTTGTCGATCTCCCGGTCCATCGCCGTGACGGCGGCTTCGTTGGCATCCGACGACAGCGCATCACGGTGGGCGCCGAAGCCTTGGTGGATCATCATGTCCACAAGCTCGGTGGCGGTGTGGACGACGACGCCGCCCACTGCCGCGCAGCTCGGTCGCTGCGGGACGCGCTCGATTCGCTCAAGGCGGTAACTTTCGCCACAATTCCTGACGGAATTTATCTGCGAGTAGCTCCGATGGCTGATCGCCTGGGTTGCGACGCTCACAACGTAGTCGCCTCGTAGTACGCCCTGTCTGCGGCGTCGAGGGCATCGTCCATAGCGTCGCCAGCGGCGACCCTGGCTTCGTCATAGGCCTCTTGAGCGGCCCTAATGGCCGCGAACCATACTTGGCGGGCGGTCGACGTAGCATCACGGGGGGTGTCTGCTTGCGACATGTGACAAGCATGCCCCGCCGCTTGCTAGTTCACAAGACCGGCGGCGGTATCGTTACCAAGTTGTTACCCTCGATGGCGTATGTGGGGTTGAGATCCATGACGTACACGTCGCGGCCCTCACTGTCCTCGCCGGTCCACAGGACCGACCAGTTCCCACGCCGGTCAGGTGCTAGCAGAGCAAGCACTGCCGAAGGCAGCGGGTCTCCGAGCTGTTCGATATGCAGCTCGATGCGGGCAGGCTGGACCGTCGCAGTCCAGCCCGTACCGAAGGTGTCATAAGGCTCGACTGCTGTCATACTGTCCCCTCCCGGGATGCTTGCGTATGCTAACCATACATGCGGCAGGTGCGCAAGGGGGTGCCGTTACATAACAGTCTGGTAACGACCTTGGCCGCCACGCCTGGAGGGTCTTGCGGCGTTCGGAAAGGGCTTCTACAATCTTCCTTTGCAGGGGCAGTTAAGTTTGTCACGGCAAGGGTAGCCCGCCCGGCGAATGAGGGCCGCCGGAAGTTCGGTCACGGCGGACTGATGTAGTCTCTGTCGCCCGGCTTCCTGGCCTCAAGCCAGAAGCCGACGCTGTCTGTCCGGTCGTAGTGAACCGACAGCGGCAACTGCTGCGAGTTGCCACCGTCCATGAAAACCAGCCAGGCGTCCAGCAGTCGTTCCTCCGACGCAGTCAACGGCCTGCCCTGCTGGCGCTTGCTGTACGCGCGGAGGCGACGGGCGATGACGTCGCCGACGTGGTCGGCCCGAATCCGCCACGGCAGGTAGTGTGAATGATCCGGCCTGATGTGCTCGCGGCGGACGCCGCATTTCACAAGCGCCTGCCGCACGCCTTCCGCCGTCACGCCGTACAGTGCCCCGATCTCCGGGTTGGACATGCCCGCCTCGAAGTGCCCGGTCAGCACTTCGCAGTCCGGCAATTTCTTGCTCGCTGCCATCTCGACCCCCCGGTCGATTCAACTGGCCCGCCGGTCGCTTGCCAGATGTCTTCCGGGAAAGATTGTTACCCATCCAGGCTACAAGTGCAAGTAGGTCCGCGTTGTCCGGGTTTGGGTAAGCGCTATAGTCCCTGCAAATACAGGGTGGGCGTAGTCCTTGAGCAAGGTGCGGCTGCTTGTAGGTCAGTTACTTGCCAAGGAACACGGGCCTGGCTTGACAGCGGCCCAAGATAGTGCCATGCTACGTTCATGGCAAGCAGGGGCAAGGCAAACATCAGGCTCAACGAAGCCTGCCAGCACTATCTGCAACGGATTGCCAACGAAGGACAGTCGGCGTCCAGCATCAATACGATGCGCTACGCTCTCGCCCGGCTGCGCAAGGCGCTCGCCAGCACGAGGGAACCGAACCCATACCTGCACACCATCACACCGGCCCAAGCCGACGACTACTGCTACGGA